GGAGAATAGCCCTTAAAACCGTTGCCGATTGTGTTAACTACTAACGTGGCCGTTGCACTGTTGTTGTTTACAAAAATGTTGTTGGTTGTGTACAGCGTATTGCTGTTACGGGCAAACAAACAATTGCTTATGCTGCTTGTAGAACGGGCTGCAACGCTAGTAGGCGCGTTGATGTAGATGTCAGCATTGCCGCCGTTGTTTTCAAAGAATACGCCGTCAACAATCAATTGAGTAGGCAAGAATGCTGTGGATTGGTAATAGATACCGCCCGATGTACCTTGGCTGCTGCCACTCATTACGCCGCAGGTTTCAATCACGCCGCCGTTAAAAGCAACAGGGCCGCCGCCAACAATTAGGTAACCAATAGACTTAATACCGGCCACCGTGCAGTTGTTGTACTGCATGGCGGTAGGCTCAGAAAAGGATGTCTGAGAGACTAAAAAGCCAATGTCGGCTAGTTGGACGTTAAAGTTGGCTACCGTTAATCCAAGGCAGTCGTTCATTACAACGCCAGTGTTGTAACCAATGATGCGGATGTCGTTAAATTCACCTATGCCTGGTATGTTCTTTAGGTACAGGCCGGTGCCTACGCCAATCGTGTAACTACCGCTGGCGTAGGTTGTCGCGTTGAATTTCTTGATCAGGCTGAACTGACCAAAGTACATCGTGAAGAATTTGTTGTCGTACCCAGCCGTAAAGTCTATCGTAACGGCACCGCCGGTAGCTGCGGAAGCATTGGAACGATAGTCATAGATGTAAGACAGATCAGCGCCTTCACCGCGCATTGTGATGCGTCCAGGTGAATTCTGATCGGTAGAGTTAGGCCAAGTAATGCTTAGATTCTGGGTAATCTTGTACGCGCCAGCAGGCAGCAAAACTGTACCGCCGACACCGGCTGCGGACAGCGCGTTAATGGCGGCTTGAATGGCAGCAGTGTCGTCAGTAGTACCGTCGCCTATGGCGCCAAAGTCTTGGACGCTAACAGTCTGACGTAATTTGGCTTGCACCGTAGTAGTAACAGCGCCGGTACCCGCAGGTGTGTAACTAATATTGGACGAATTAAACGAACCGTTTACGCCGTCAACCGACCAGATTAGCACGTCGGTGGCCGTCTTGAGCGTCAAAGTGTAGTTGTTGCCGCCAAGCCAAACATTGGCCTCGCCCCGAGAATCAAGGATGATGGGGTTAGTGTTAGCCGACAATCCGGTTGAATCGGTGTAAGTTGTCAGAGGAGTGCTTGTTCCGCTGGCGTAGCTGTACAGTTTGCCGCCTGCCAATGGATTGCCATTAGCATCAAAGAATTGCATCTTGGGGCTGGGGGTCAAGTAAGTGGTCATATTTACCTCGGAACAAGAGTCATTGTCGGCAGCGTTACATAGGTTGCTCGGAGTTGATCTCCTGGCGATAAACCAAACATCCCATAATAACTGCCTGTGTTAAAAAATGTAACACCATCACGGGAAAATTCCAGCTTTGAAACATTCCCGTTGCTGACGATTACGTCCACCAGCAAGTCTGATGTGTTGGTGTAAACAAACGGCGACGCGGTTACCGTAATGGCGGTAAGCGCCGCTGGGGGCTGGCCAGAGCCACTAAGCACAAACAAATTAAAGAAAAACCTATACCCAGACCTTGACATAAGGTTTGTTTGCGGGTCGATAAACACGACACGGGCAGAAGGGATATTGGTTAGGTTAAGCATTTGTCGGACTCAAAACAAGTTCCGCGCCCATGATTGCGATCTTAATAGGATCAGTGCCGGACAGCTCGTAAACCCTGTCGCGCAGCTTGAGGGTCATACCCAGCCGACGCCAGAATATACGTCTTCCATACGCACCAACGGCGCCGCCACCAGCCCAATGTGAATTAGACCAAGTATGGCCGCCATCGTCAGACCAGCGCAGCATAAATTGAGGCTCTGGATTAACGGCAGGCGTTGTAGACGCCGCCAAATAATCGCTTGCCTCAGTAATGATGTTATTGCCGCTTTCAGTGATGAGAAGCTCAACGCCAGCGTCAGCCGGTAAATAATGGCCGGCTTGGGCGTCAAGTTGCAGGGTGTGCTGTGACGTTCGCTTTAGATTGTTCTGACCCGTAGGCAGCGCACGCCATGACCGCAGCCACCGCTGTATTTGGTCGTAGTCGCTGTAGACATCCAAGTCAAAGGCGTACAGGTTGCCGTTGTTGTAGCTGCCAACAACAATCTCATTGTTAAATGACACTTGGCAGTTTGACGGGTGGCGGGTAAATTGACCGTCAACCCAGCCAGCGCGCTCGTGCCAGGCTTGGGTGGCTACGTCATAGACCCAAGTCGTATTGGCCGACGGGAATATTAGGACGTAAAAGCTGTGGCCATCTTGCTGATATGTGTACGCAATTGCGTCAGACATATTCTGGTATTGCTGGATTTGCCACTCCACGGCGTGCGTTGAGATGCGGGTGCCAGTGTAGCCATTGGAACGGTAGACGATACCCTGCCCACGGGCGTCGGCGCCCAGCCAGAATAAACCGTTGTCCATCTTGGCCACAGAGTACGGCGCGACGCAGCCGATCTCGTTGAACGCGCCTTGGATGCGCTGGAGTGGGAAGTCGGCGCCTCCGGCGTTGTACCAAACCTCAATTGAACTGGTACCAAACAACCATGCTTCACGGTGGTCAACTATCAGGGAAACTAGGCCGTCAGGAGAACCTTCAGCGCTGGCAAAGTCCAACGGATCAACCGAAGTGCCGTCAAGCAACTGGGTAACCCAAACGCGCTGGCTGTCGGGCTCATTGAAAACAAAGTAGCCGTCAAGAAAGCCTACCGTAACTGCACCAGGAAAATCGGGGTCAGTAATCTGGGCAAACACTTCCGTGTCAGCGTTGTAGATGTACCCGTCAGGATTGGTGGCGATAAATATTTGGGTGCCGTTGTCAGAAATACTGACAGGGCCAATGCCAGTTACGGTGCCCAAAGGCGTAGATACCCAGTTGGTATCAACGCTGTAAAAACCGTTGCCTGAGACTACATACGCAATACCCTTCATCTGCCACTCGCCGCGAATCGGGCCGGTGCCGACGGTGCATAACTTGCGCAGACCTGGTGCCCGCTGCAAGAAACCAGGCTCTTTGCCGCCCTCGGGGACAATCTCGGGGAACAGGTTGACCATCCTGTTGTCCGCAGCATTGACGCTGCGGGCGACGTAGCTGGAACCTAGGATGGGGGTATGCATTAATAGTTACCAGCGTAGATGTTGAACCGCTGCCGAGTTGCCACGATGGCGTAGGGCATGGACATAACATCGTCGGGGTTATTGATGCGCTTGAGGTTGCGCTTGCTGGTCATGGCAATACGCGAAACCTGCGGGCTAGGCTCAACGCCAAATTCAGGCGCGAATTCCATTGCCAAGTTGTAGGTGAACGCCCGTAGGTAACCTGGCGGGTAATACATCACGGTGGCCAAGTTGGCGGGGCGGTCTAGCTCTTGGACGCTGACAAAGTGCCATTCCAATTCGCGGGTGGGCCTAGGGTAGATTGTCAGCGTGATGTCAGGGAAGCCCATATTGACCCAGCAGACTTGCGGGTATGTGGACGTAACAGTTTTAACAGCAATACCGTTGTACTGCTGCTGGTTAATAAATTTGATGCCAAAACTGACGTTGGTGCCTGGGTCGCGGTAGTAGGTGGCGTCGTCTATCAAGACGGGGCGTAGGCCAACAAAGTCGCCGCTGGGGCCGAGCGTGCGGCTGATAAAGCCAACAGGCCACAGGAAAGTTTGATCTTGGGTAACGAAGGTGGAAAGACGCTCGGTATTCCACGAATCAATCATCTGATTGAGCGCCATGAGCGCGTCTTGGGATACAGATGCGGAAGGGGTTTCGCCCTCGGCTAACACGCCAAGCAACCTTAATGACCGATTGATTTGGTCGCCAGCAGTGTATGTCGCCATGACTAGGCTCCTTCAGGTTCAGTTCTACGACGGCGCTTAACTTCCAATGCGTTGACGGGAGCCGCCTCACTAATTACGGGCGTATCCTGAGTATATCGCGTCCAGCCGTGTTTCTCATCGAACTGGGCTTCAAGTTCCATCGTCGCTACTTTGCGACCGTGGACAGGGTGGGAGAGATAGATTTCCATAGGGAAAGGGGGCTTTTGGCCCCCTCCTTTTAGCTTGCGCCGTGGATGACGGCAAAATTAATGACAGCAGCTTCGGCCAAAGCGCCGCCAGTGCTGTTCCACAAACCAATTACCGCAGAGCCAGCAGCCAAACTGGACACATACGGCCAGTAAGCGCCCGCCGTACCGCCGCCAGACACGGTGACAATGACGACATCGTTAGCGCTAATAAAGTTGTTAGTTAGGGTAAACGTAACCGATGCGCCAGCGGCTAAAGACGCTGCGTTCATCGTGATGCGGCCCATGCTTTTGTTCAAAGTTACACCAGTTGATTTGCTGGTGGCCTGAGTAACAGTACCTTGGGCTGCTGCGGAATAGCCAAGTTCTTGGCTGGCGTAGCAGGTAGTGAATTCGGGGTCGCTATACGCGACACCAACTGCTTGAGTATTTGGCATGATTGTTTCCTTTAAAAATGGGGGCCGGAGCCCCCACTTAGGTTTAGGCCATGCGGTAGAAAGTCCAGGCGCCGTCGCCTGTCTTACGCGCACGCCATGCGGCTGAAGTCAGCGTTGCAGAAGTAACCGTACCAACCAAAGTCCAGCCAGTTCCTACTGCAATAGTGAGAGTGCCTGCGCCTGTGTTGATAAAGTTAACTTCAAAGAAGCTGTTGTTTTTGGCGCTGGAAACCAGAGCCTCAAGATCAGCCACTGTAGGCAGAGTAATCGAAGCGGTTGCGCCGCTGTAGATGACGATGCCGTTGGTGAGTTCAGCAGCGGTCAAAGTAGCAGCAGCCGCCTTAGAGACGGGAGTGCCTTGAACACCAATGTTAACTTCGCCCAGATTGCCGTCACCAAGTTGGTAACCGCCTGCGCCATTAGGTAGAGCCATGATATTTTTCCTTCAAAAGAATTGATTAACCCCAGAGACGGCAAGCCATCTGTGGACGAATGGTGCTAAAACCATACAGAACGTCAATACGGCAAGGCATACGGTCGTTGTTGATGTCGTACTGACGAACA